CGTGTCATCCAACTCATCGACCAACTCGACACACGCAAACGGCGACAAATCCGGTGTACAAATCTGAAACAGACGAACACCTCTCTCAATCGGCCACACACTCTCATAGACATTATCAACAAATGCAGTCAACTCACCGCGATAACCACTGTCAATGATGCCGACACTGTTTGCCAGACGCAGACCTGTTTTACTGATGCTAGAACGGGGGTACAAGTAGTAAGCACATGGTGCCCCTGAGTTCTTATACATCGCACAAGCAACACCGAGACCGACCTTGTTCATAATAGAACGCCCCTGACACTTCAGGTCATCCGGACAAAAGAGATCGAATCCAGAATCCAAATGAGTCTTTGTAAAGTCCAACTCAGCAATCTTAGCAGCATACTTTACCTTCAGCCACTCAGCATCAGAACCACCGAGAACCTTGATCTTAAGAACGTAACCAGTCGCAGACATTTTCGAGAGAAACTACATATACATTCAGCAAAATGTTTATATGGTTTTTAACAAACAATTAAATATATTTCGCAGTGAACAACCTTTAGTTTATGGTGTAATAAATTTACTCAAAACCTTCGGAAATTGATTGTGTTGGAAAAATAAGCATACACTTTATTCTATAAAACTTTTTCATTAATGACAGCACCAGATTTCAATCGTCGGATTCTCTCAGTATAATCCTGAGCAACCGCGACTTTTTTAACTGTCCCGCAATTATCACCACATCCATATGATTTCCCTGCAAATGGATTGACTGGAGCACATTGTTTATCAGTAGTTCCACAAGTGTTAAACAACTGATCTCCGAGAGAAATAGTGCGTTCACTTGAATCGCCAGTCTGTGTGTCTTTGTACATTTCATCGCAGCAACCGATACGGCGTTTCATGAGAGAGAAATTGTTGAGAACACGAGGACCGACCATACTATTATTCATAGAACCCGACTTGTTGGCATCGACCTTTCTCGCCATCACCGTCATACTGCCGCCACCACCACTAATAGACTTTGGATGATCTTTTACAACATTAAGTTTAAGACGATTTATTTTTGCAGTGTAAGACGACATTAACTTATACTATTTGGAGAGAAATATATATAGGAGTGAACAACCTTTGTTTATGGTGTTTATGGTATAACAGTTTGAATAAATTTACTCAAAACCTTTGGTTCATTGTGTTGAAAAATAAGTATGAAGCCCCATCAACCAAACCTTACAAAATGTCAATGTAGACGAATCCATCATTAATTATAAAAATCAGAAACAACATTAGTCCGGCAACCACAGTGTTCGTGAGAATTGCACCGACAGCATATTTTCTCTCTAAATAATCAATGAAAATCAGTCCGATATTCCATATGGCTGCCCACAATACTATGTTTAACACCGTGTTAATAATACGAAGAATAACTTGTTTGCGAATGATTTGCTGAAATAACATGAATTTACTTAAATTATGTGGAGAGAAATGACACAACATCAACCCTTAAACTATCAACTATTAAACTATCAACTATTAAACTATCAACTATTAAACTATCAACTATTAAACTATCAACTATTAAACTATCAAATATATTCTCTCGTTAATCGCTCTCATGATGGCCCAATACAACTTAGTTGCGTATATTTCAGCCACATCACCACCACCACCAAATAAACATGTTTTTACAAGCGATCCAACTGCATATATGGCACATCCATATGGATCAACAACCTTTAATGGTAACCTTTTGATTCCTATTTCAGGAGAGAAAAATGCACCGACATCATCAGTAGCCAATGGCACTATGATCTCACCATCAATTGCCCTAAAAATGGTCTTTTCACTGAGTCCAACGTAGACAAACCAGATTTTCTCTCCATCACTCATAACTACAAAGTCCTTAATGTGAAACACTGGAATATATAATCCAACTTGTTTCAACTTCATCAACAGTTCATTCGTTTGATAAAAGAGCATCATGGCAGAATTGTAGTCCAATAAGTATTTTTGAGACTTCATGTATTCCGAAAGCAACATGATTTCCTTTACGTTCCCAACTTTAAGTTGAAAGAAGCCGGGTGTTGTTGTTGAATTGACTTCTGAAAAGTTATATGTGGAGAGAAAAGAAGGAATTGAATCAGTTATGACGTCATCACCTTCGAATGTGAGTGTATTGTGTGTAAAAGACAACTTCATTTATAACTATATATATTTATAATACTTATAGGTTATAATACTTATAGGTATATATTTATAAGTATTTGAATTAATATAATTGAAGTTTTAAATTATTTGATGTGAATAGTGAATAGTGAATAAATCACATTGTTTGTCTTGAAAAAATAAGCATGCCGGAATTACTCAGGACCAACTGGTTCGGATGCTGCTGCAACTTGGTCGTCATATGAGGGGACATCATCAACAAACATGCGAATGACGTTGTATAGTCGGCCATTGTAATACTCAACCTTGTCCCTATTACGCTCAATCAGTCCAAGAGGGTAGTGATTATCCTTCATTTTGATGACCTCGTTGTAGACAACCGAGTTTGACTTGTCGAGCTCACCATTCATAAGAAGAAATACATAATAACAGGGGGTTCCACAGAACCATGCCCTGAACTTGGTGCTCACAAAACCTTGCTCATCCTTGCGATGGGTCTTGTAGCAAAGATCGCAACACTTCACTTGCTGGATGCGCTTGACGGGGCGAGACATGCTTGCTGTTGTATAAGATGATGTATTATGGAGTCGTTTCTTTATATTTGTTTTGGAATATGTATAACCGAAGGTACAAAGTATAACCGAAGGTACAAAGTACAAAGTATAACCGAAGGTACATATTACGTCACCATACAGCATTTCCAAAACCATCCCCATTCTTGGTCATAAATCACATAAATATTCTCTCCATTCATCAATTTCTTCTGAATCTCAGTATTCCTCTCCGATTCAAACCATTTGCTAAAGTAGAGAAAGACACATCCATTTCCATGAATTGTTATGCTCTTTATAAAACCCAATTCAAGCTTTTTGAATATATTAAATATAAACCCCTTATTAAGGTGTTCACGGTTGACCTTGGGAATGCAAATACTAATCATATGTTATTTTTAGGTTAATTTAATCGTAAATTTCTCCTCATATTTGGGTTTCAATTTTGTTCATTTTGTGTGATTAATAAATATCAAGAACATGGATAACATTGATGATGAATGGATTTCAGAATTCAATGATGAGGAGAGAAAATATGGTCAACTCTATAAAGAACCAAATACTTTTGTTTCTCTCCAATTCATCTATATAAACAGTAAAAAAGAAATAGAACATGTAACTCAAGTTAAACATCAGTTGGATAAAGAGAACATCCTTGCATCGACCACTTTGAACAAACTTATTTCGGAGAGAAACCATGTTAACAACACCAATTTTAGATTATACAAGTTGCTTTTATACAATATCTCAGTCGATCCAGAAGACATCATTGCAAATACCAATAAACCACAACAAGAATTGAGAGAAATCACCGAAATACACGACATCGTGTTTGACGATACAATCAATTACTTAAAACCAGTAAATACTCTTTTTTTCATTTTTGTTGAAGAAACAACTATAACTCTTAACCAGCAAAAGAAAGAGACAGACATCACATTTTCTCTCAATAAAGGCTCTAGACGCAACAAAAGAAGTTTGTAAATCAACTTAAAGATGTGATGCTATTCTTAATCATTTCAAGCAATCATGTCCGCATCGTCTTTCATTGCAGCAATGGACACGCACACTCCGACCCAGTCCGGAGAGAATGGACATACAGAGTATACATGGTCTCACAATCCCAGTGAGAAGATCACCCAGTTTTATTTTCAATTGGTTCGTTGTAAGGATAAGTCGGGTCTTAATGACCTCGCAGATCAGTTGAATACCATGATTTCGTTTTTTAAGAAGCCGGCCGTCGATAGCACAACGCCAGTACACCTGACTGAACTGGTTGAACTATATCGCCTCATCGGACACACACGCGACGTGATTGATGGAAAGGGCGAGAGAATGCTGACATATGTCCAGATTCTTGTTTGGAACAAGCACTTTCCCGACCTTGCAAAGTCAGCCTTTACTTCTCTCGTCAAGGCAGATGGAGAGACACATCAGTATGGCTCTTGGAATGATGTCAAGTATTTCTGTCAGGCAGTCAAGGACTTCAACCCGAGTTACACAGATGATCGCCTGATTACCCACGCAATCCACCTCCTTGCCGACCAACTCAAGGCAGATCTCGTGGAGTTCAAGAGCGAGAAGGAACACAAGAAGATTTCTCTCGCAGTCAAGCACGCACCTCGTGAGGGTTCCAAGTTCGACTGGGTGTTTCGTCGTCTGGCGGCATACATCTACCCTTATGCGAATGAAAAGCAGAAGGCACAAAAGGCGGCTTACACGCAACTCCGTCAGCAGTACTTCTCTCCTCTGAACAAGCACATTGACACGGTGGAGATCAAGATGGCTGACAAGGATGGCAAGTGGAGCGATATTGACTACAACCATGTCCCCTCGAAGGCACTCGGAAAGTACAAGGATGCATGGCTCAATCAGACGAAGAAGCATGAGGAGCGTTCAAGCAAGGAGGACCGTCGCAATGCCGCGGCACAGTACAAGGCACACATTGAGGCTGCAAAGAAGCACAAGGATCAGCCGGATGCACCCAAGGTTCACGGCAAGCGTTGCGAAATTTACGACCTTGTCAAGAGTGCTTGGAATGCGCATGGTGGTGACCAAACAACCAGCGACCAGATCAACCTTCAGTGGATTGACCATGGAAAGAGCACCGGAGACCTGGGTAACGTCATTGCCATGGTGGATACGTCGTCTTCAATGTCAATTGATGAGAACACACCTCTCTACAACGCGATTGGTCTGGGTATCCGCATCGCTGAGAAGGCCTCCCCTGCGTTCAAGAATCGTGTGATGACATTTCATTCCAAGCCCGATTGGGTTAACTTTGATGATTGCCCAGATGGCGACTTTGTGGCCAAGGTCAACAAGCTTCGCAGTGCGGATTGGGGAGGAAGCACAAACATCTACGCGGCATTCAACCTCATTCTGGACGTGATCACACAAAACAACATCCCAGCAACAGATGTAGCCAACATGACATTGGTCATCCTCTCCGATATGCAGATCAACTCGACTGAGAGAAACACGGACACACTCCACCAGCGAATCAAGTCGCTCTACGCAGCAGCAGGTTTCGATACGCCACCGCACATCGTTTTCTGGAATCTGCGTAAGACAACCGGATTCCCCACGAAGAGTGACGAACCAAACGTTACAATGATTTCCGGGTTCAGTTCAGTGGTTCTTAATCACTTCTGCCAGAAGGGCGTAGATGTTCTTAAGAATTACAGTGGATACATCATGTTTCAAGAGATCGTGGCATCCGATCGATATGCGAAGCTGGAAACAGTTATTCGCAAGTACTTCGAGCCGATTCCTACACAAACGACCACACCCACAACATCTTCGTCGTGGTTCGGCTGGTGGTGAACAAAAAACAAAAATAATCTCACAACATATAAAGAATGATTCACATTAAGCTTATTGCCGAAATGCTCGGCACTTTTACTCTCATTGGTGTTATTTTAGCAGTTGGCCAGACGATTCCAGTTGCTATTGCTCTTGCAGCGGCCATTTACCATTTCGGTAAGCCTACTGGTGGTCACTTCAATCCAGCGGTTTCATTTGTCATGTTCTTGGAAGGGAAGATTACTCTCTCCGAGTTCGCGATGTATGCAGTTGCTCAGATGCTTGGAGGTTATTTAGCACTTAAGTGGGTTGGACTTGAACCAAAGGAGATCGCTCTGCCAGGAAGTCCGATGCATTCTTAAAAACAAAAAACTAATTTATAAAGTACAACTGATTTAAATACTTACTAAAACATATAAGTAAATGACATTCCATAAGACACTATACATAATTACAAATCTATCTGGAATATGTGCTATATCAGGGTTATTAGGAGCAGTATATTATAATGACGATCGTAAAAAATCAGAACAATTTGTTACATTTGCTGCGGTATCAACGATTGTGTTATTATCATCACCGTTTATTTCAAATCTAGCAATTGCGGTTGCAGACATCAATTGCGTTTGAAGACGCTCCGTAGCCCGCAATTGCGTTTGAAGACGCTCCGTAGCCCTCCGGGCTATTACTATTTTTAAGTGATTTGTTTACTACAAATAATTTAAATACTTATCTGGCTACGGAGCATCTTCAAACGCAATAGCGTTGGATAAATCATTTAAATAAGTAATAGCCCGAAGGGCTACGGAGCGTCTTCAAACGCAATTGATGTCTTCAAACGCAATTGATGTCTTCAAACGCAATTGTATTGGTAAATGATTTAAAGACTTACTAAAACATATAAGTATTTAAATGACGACGACCTTACAAAAAGCAGTTATGATTTGTGGCAATGTAGCCGCGATTGGCTCAATAACTGGGGGATTGGGGTTATGTTTTTATGCGGACGATTACAAAAAATCATCACGATTTATGAGTTTAACAGGCATTTCCGTTATTATTATGGTTTCGGCACTTGTTGCGCGGAATATTATGAACTGAGAATCAACAAATGAACAATAAATCACTTAAAAATAGTAATAGCCCAGAGGGCTACGGAGCGTCTTCAAACGCAATTGCCGTCTTCAAATTATTTGCCTTTTTAATTGCCAAATCACCCTGGATTTTGTAAAATCTTCGCTGAGATCGAGTATATTTTTTGGTTTTTCTGGTCGCTTTTCCCAAATATTTTCTCCCGAGCAGTAAATAAAAGTCGTATTTCTCATTAGGAGTCAGGTCTTTCGGATTTATAGCGTTTAATTTATCGAATCGGTTGTTTTCCTTTTTAGTCAAACGTTTTTTAAAAGTCTTCCTCGCTTTTTTTATTTTGTTCATTCTCTTACCGCCAGAAATATCATCATCTTTGTTTGCATTGTATAAGTTATAATATTTTTTATATTGTATAAAACTTTCATCGTGTGGCAAGTTAATAGGCCAAGTATGTGTACCAATATCAGTATAACCAAAATCATTTAAAAACGATTGGACTTGACTAAATTTGGTCATCAATAATGGATGTTGCCATGTGGCATTGTAACAATATATTCCAACTAAGTTTAATTCCAATTTTACCTCATCCTTAAATAATATTTCATTTATTGCAAAGTCTGCCGATGGTAAGCCAAAGACATATCTTTGTGGGTTCTTTTCTTTATTCCATCGTTTTTTATACAATTTATCAAATTCTGTTAGTTGTGTGTCAATATCTGTATTTTTTATATATTGACAATCATCTTTTATAAATTTACCCCAATCCCATTCAGGACAGAAATGGAGTGCATTTGAAGTTTCTATTGTTGTCTTGGCATCAAAAAATAAATATACATTTGATTCCGTTATTTCGGGCAATAATATTTTATAGAATTGAAATAAAACGCTAAGATATACCAAATCACCATCCATAGTAGTAAGACCTTCACCTTCACCGGGATTACGTGTTTTATTAAATGATTGTAGTGCTCCATTTTTAAGTATGGCTTTAATGTTTTTTGGATTAGTTGAATGAACTAATAACATTTATACCTTATAAAATAGACGTATAAAAAAAATTACGCGTTTACAAGTAATTGCCCATTTCATCTTTTTCTCCTTCATCCCCATCACTCTCTCCACTTTCCTCGTCAATCCCATCCAAATAAGCCGAAATATCGTATGATGTCTCG